CTAAGATTTAATATTTCAGTTCTTGCGACCGATATGGTTAACCGATCAAAAGACGCAACTATTGACAGGTTTACCGGAAATAATAATGTACAAGATATTTTAAATACTCAGTTAGCTGTTTTAAATAGATTAACGCAGAGGCTAAGAAAAGGGGATTTATATACAAATATGTATCAATTACAGGGGTCTCCCTCGATGGAACCTTTTTACGATAGATTTGAAAATGAATTAGCCGGTTGGACTGTGACTATGGAGGTTTTAATATATAATGATATTAACATCTGCTAATGGAATATATTAATTTTAAAAGATCGGTTCAAATATTTGCTGACGTTGTAATTGAAGAGGCCCGTAAAAATTTAGGCAAAAATGATAATCAAGATGGTAAATTAGCAAATTCTTTATCATCTAAAATTATAACAACTGATTCTGCTTTTATTGTTAAATTTTTTATGGAAAATTATGGCGTGTTTCAAGATCAGGGGGTCAGAGGCGTTGATTCTTATTATGCTGATCAAGTAACAGCAAGCTCCCCTTTTAGCTATAAAAGTAAAGGGGGCAAGTTTGGTTTAAAAGGTATGCCACCACCAAAAGCCTTTGATAAATGGACTGTGAGAAAAGGTTTAGCACCAAGAGATAAATTAGGAAGATTTCTACCAAGAAAAACATTAGATTTTTTAATAGCCCGAAGCATATTTAAAAAAGGTATACGAGCAACGAGCTTTTTTAGTAAACCATTAAAAGAAGTTCAAATTAAGTTTGGCGATGAATTTTTAAAAGCAGTAGCAAAAGATATAGAAAACAGAAAACAATAAAATGGCAAATATAGCATTAAGAAACCCACAATATAAATTTATAGCCGTACCCTCATCAGGCGTTCAATCTGTTGAATGTACAATTACAATAAATACAGTATTAAGATATACACTTGTAAAAAATGTAAGCCCGAGCACAGGATGCAATTTTGATATTTCAGAACTTGTTAGGGATTATTTGGAAATAACTTATTCTTCTACTTACGCGGTAGATACAGTATTAATATCAACTAACCTTAAAAACTATTCAGGTTTAAACGGGACAGGTAGCCAAGTTGGTTCAACTGTAAATTACACAGATGTAGGGTGGGAAGCATACGGGTATTTTCCCGAGGGTTCAAATCCTGAAGTTCCATTTACTTCAAATCATAAATATTTATTAGCAGCAAAATATGGTAAACTTGCTACAGAATGGAATATATATGTTCCTTACGGCGTTTCGGGGTATGTACATTATATGACAGGTGGAGGGGTTTATTCTGTTAGTTCTTATAATGGCACAGATACACAAGTGGTAAATCAAGGTTCTAATATTTGTTACATAAATAGAATAGATTGCACTAAATATGGAGCAGGTAGAAAAATAACATTTATAAACAGATATGGAGTTCAGCAAGATTTATGGTTTTTCTTAAAAGAAGTTACGGCATTAAATAGAACTAATGAAAAATATCAGTCTAATACAATACAATATCCTGATGATGAATATGCTCAATACGAAATAAATAATGCACCAAATAAACTATTTAATACACAAGGTAAACAAATGCATACTTTAAGTTCAGGTTATTATCCTGAATATACAAATCAATTTTTTGAACAATTATTATTGAGTGAGTATGTATGGATGACAAGACCTAAAAAAGAAAATCCTGCTGCTGATGAAACTGTGCCTGTAACTGTAAAGACTTCTAATATGAGATTTAAAACATCAGTTAATGACAGGTTGATAGAATACACAATAGACTTTGAAGAAGCGTTTGATTTAATAAATAACATAAGATAACATACAAATAACATAAATGCAAAAACTGCAATTATATATAGGAACACAAAGGGTTGATTTATTCAAAGATGAAACTGTATCTTTTACACAAACAATACAAAATGTAAAAGACATTAGTAAAATATTTACTGAGTTTTCTAAAACCTTTTCTTTACCTGCATCTAAAGTAAATAATAAGATATTTCAACATTATTATAATTTTGATATACAAGGTGGGTTTGATGCTAGAAATAAAGTTGCAGGATATATTGAATTAAATACAATACCATTTAAAGAAGGTTATATAAAATTAGAAGGAGTTGATTTAAAAAAAAACATACCACACACATATAGAATTACATTCTTTGGTAATACAATAAATTTAAAAGATGTTTTAGGAGATGACCAATTAGGTGCTTTACCTAGTCTATCAACATACAATCAGGATTATACAAAAACAAATATCAAAAGTAAAATGACTGCTAATTTAACTAGCACTACTAATATTTGTACACCACTTATAACACACACACAAAGATTAAAATATGATTCTGATTCTGCAACACACAATGATGATGGAAATTTATTTTGGCATAATGCAAGTGGAACAAATGGTGTTGTATGGAATCAATTAAAATTTGCTATAAGACTACAAGCAATTATTGATGCAATAGAAGCACAATATCCTGAAATAACATTTTCTAATGATTTTTTTAACGATTCTAGTAACACACAATTTCATAATTTATGGATGTGGCTACATAGAAAAAAAGGTAGTGTAGAAGCAACTCAGCAATTAGATTTAAATTTTGTTCAATTACAAGAACTGTATAAAGTTTCAGGAAACACAGGTTTTACTGCATCTATATTTGGTATATTAGAAATAATAGCACCAACACTTCCAACTCAAATCGTACAAACTGATTTAACATTAACACCAACAAATAATTCAACAGTATATAATATACAGATATTCAAAAATGGTTCTATATATGACCAAAGAACAAATGTAACAGGTCCACAAACTTTTTTTAATACCTCAGGAACAATATTAAGTGCAGGCCAATATAGTGTTTTTGTTGCCACTTTAGATTCAAATGGAATAACTTTTAATGCCAATAGTATAGTTTGGACTATTTCTGTTGCAGTTCTTGGTCAAGGTGGAGGTGGTGGTACTGATATTTGGAAAAATGGAAACGCATTCCAAAGTAGTACAACAACTCCATTTAACATTCCAGAACAAATACCTGAAATGACTATAATTAGTTTTCTTACTTCTTTATTTCAGATGTTTAATTTGACTGCTTATATAGATAATTCAGGTACAATAGTTGTTAAGACCTTAGATAGTTATTATGCTTCAGGTTCTGCTAGTCCTATTGTAATAGATGAATATTTAGATGTTACAAAATCTACATCTAATGTGGCATTACCATTCAAAGAAATAGTATATAAATATAAAGGCTTAGGAACTTTTTTAGCTAAACAATATAATCAGCTAAACAATATTGAATGGGGTACATTAAAATATACTTTAAATAATGAAACTTTTGATGCTCCTAATAACACATATAAAGTTGAAATACCTTTTGAACACGTTTTATATGAAAGATTAATTAATGTAAATACTGCTGTATCAGCACCTGCAAACGAAACAACAATACAATACGGATATTTTGTTGATGATAATCAAGAATCTTATTATGGGTTGCCTTTAATTTTTTATGCAATAGAAGTTAGTAATGGAACTGATATAGCATTACAAACAGGAACAGGCACAGAAGAAGTTAATGATTATATTATTCCATCAAATAGTTTGGAGATAGGAACAACAAATGAAACTAACATAAATTTTAGTGCTGAAATAAATGAATATGATGGCTCAGAATATATTAGAACCCTTTTCAATAATAATTATAGCACTTACATAAACAACGTATTTAATATAAATAGAAGACTTTTAAAAGTTGATGCAGTTTTACCTCAAAAAATATTTCATAATTTACAACTAAACGACTTAATACAAATCAGGCAGCAAAACTATCAAATAAATTCTATTACTACTAACCTAACAAATGGTAAAAGTCAATTAGAATTATTAAATGTTGGAACACCTTATTATAGGGTGCTTCCTAATGTATCATATCAAGGCTCACTTGGAACTTTATATTATAATTATTCAGTAGGTGTTGCAGCAAGTTTGTCAATAGGAGATACAATGTATAATAATGCTACACTAACAAGCACAGCAAGTTCAGGAACTTATTTTCAAACAGGCTCAACTTCAGATGATACAGTTTGTATTGGCAATGGATATATGATGTCAATGACTTTAGATTCGAATGGAGTAATAACTAACATAGTATGTGGGCAACCTTAAAATAAAATTATGATAAAAAATATATTAGAATTACTTACAGTTGTAAAAGGCGAAACAGAAAATATTAAAATTGCACAAGGTAAATATGCATTACCAAAAACATTTAAACAAGCTATTGAACAAATTAAAACAAATATAAAATGTCAATAACAAACACTTACACTGTTAAAATATCGGTTAAAGAGGCTAAAAAAAATGTTGATGACATTAATATGTCTCTTCAACAACAAGAGGATTTATTAAAAGATATTCAACGCGAGATTGAAAAGATTGAAGATAAAAGAGCAAAGGCTGATCCAAAAGATAGAAATCGAATAAAACAGTATAATGAAAAATTAAAGGAAGCCGCTACTTTACAAAAACGCACAAAACTTCGAGTTCAAGAAACAAGGCAAGAACAATCTAAAGCCAACAAAGTATTAAAAGAAGCGGAAAAAAATCAAGCTGACTTTGCAGGCGTATTAGGACTTGTAGATAAACAAACAGGAGGGGCTATTTCAAGTATGAAAGGGTTCACAAAATCTATAACAGGGGCTACGAAAGGTTTTAAACAAATGAAAATTGCTTGGATGGCAACTGGCTTAGGGGCCCTAGTTGTTTTAATTACATCTATTGCAGGAGCGTTTACAAGAAGTGAAGAAGGACAAGAAAAATGGGCAAGAGGAATGGCAATGATAGGAGCTGTTGTAAATCAAGTATTAGATGTGCTTGCTGACTTAGGTACTGCTATTATTAATGTATTTACAAATCCGGGTAAAGCTTTAGAAGATTTTGGCAAAAAGATTAAAACAATGGTTACTGATAAAATAAGTGCTTTATTAGACGGCTTAGGTTTATTAGGAGGAGCTATTAAAAAAGCTTTTAGTGGTGATTTTTCAGGAGCGATGGAAGATGCGAGCAAGGGATTAAAAACATTAAATAACAATTTTAATCTGGTGAAAATAACAACTGATGCTGTTATAAAAGGAACAAAAAATCTTGCAAAAGCAACGTCTGATTTAATTACTGAAACAGGCAAAGAAATTGATGTAATGAACAAAGTCACAAAAGCAAGACAAAAAGCGCATCATATTGAAAGAGATTTAATAGTTGAAAGAGCAAAAGCAAATAGAGAAATAAATGACATTCGACTTGAAGCAGAAAAAAGAGATGAATATACAACGTCTCAAAGAATAGCGTTACTTGAAAAAGCGCAGCAAATAGAAGAAGAAATAACTCAAAAGCAAATTAATGCAAAACAACTTTTAGTTGATGCGATGATATTAGAGCAATCAATTTCTTTAACTACAATTGAAGAAAAAGACAAGTTAGCTAAGTTACAAGCGGAGTTAATAAATCTAGACACAAAAAAATTAAGAAGCCAAAGATTATTACAAACACAAATAACAACAGCCACAAATGAAGAAAAAGCAGCATTAAAAAGCGTTGAAGATTTAAAGAAAACAATAAGAGAAGCTACAGCAAGAGGTGACGAGGAATTAAGACAGCTTGAATTAAATAAAATAAATGAGCATTTTCAAAAGCTAATAGAACAAGCCGAAGCTAATAATTTAGTTACAGACGAATTAAAAACGGCAAGAGATTTAGCCCTCAAAGATAAAGAGCAAGAATTTGAATTGCAAAAAGCGACAGAATTACAAGACCTAAAAAATCAAATACGTGATGCTGTAGCAATTACAGAAGATGAGCAAAGAGAACTTGAAATAATAAAAATAACTGAACATTACAATAAATTAATTGAGTTAGCTAAAGCCCAGGGATTATCAGTGGTTGATTTAGAAAAAGCTAAAGTAGACGCGTTAGATAATTTTGGAAAAGAAGCATCTGATAATGCTATTAATTGGGAGGAATTAACAGAGGGTGAAAAAATGAAAATCATTTCTGATGGTTTTAATAATCTTGCTACTATATTAGGGGAAGAAACGGCGGCAGGTAAAGCGGCTGCAATAGCGGCAGCAACTATAAGCACCTTTCAATCGGCACAAAGCTCATATGCTTCTTTAGCACCAATCCCAATTATTGGTCCAGCGTTAGGGGCAGCAGCAGCAGGAGCAGCTATAGTTTCTGGTATGGCTCAAGTAAAAGCTATAACAGCAACAAAAGTTCCAACATTAGGGGGTAAAGCGGCACCGTCGGTTAGTGGGGGATCTGTGCAAGCCCCAGCGCCACCAACACCACCATCCTTTAATATAGTAGGAGCTAGCGAAACAAATCAGTTAGCGGACGTTATAGGTGACCAGCAACAACAACCTGTGCAGGCTTTTGTAGTAGCCAGTGAAGTTACTTCAGCGCAAGCACTAGAAAGAAATACTATTGAGGGCGCAACAATAGGATAAACACAAAATTAAACTTTAAAATCGTTATATAATTATGAAAATAATCGAACTTATTTTAGATGAAGAACAAGAGGAAAGCGGAATAGACGCAATATCAATTGTAGAAAATCCAGCTATTGAATCAGACTTTGTTGCTTTAAATTCTCAAGAAATTAAATTAGCAGAGGTAGATAAAGAAAAAAAAATATTATTAGGTGCTTTATTGATACCTAATAAACCTATATATAGAAATGGTGCAGAAGGAGATTATTATATTTTCTTTTCAAGGGACACTATTATGAAAGCATCACAGATGTATTTAAAAAACGGGTATCAAAATAATTCAACCCTTGAACATAAAGAAGCTTTAAATGGATTAACACTTGTTGAAAGCTGGATTGTTGAAGATGAAGTACACGATAAATCAAGAAAATATGGATTAAATGTTCCTGTTGGCACGTGGATGGGCGCAGTAAAAGTAAACAATGATGAAATATGGCAAGAGTATGTTAAAACTGATAAAGTTAAAGGCTTTAGTATTGAAGGGTACTTTGCAGATAAAATGGAGCGCCCTAAAGAATCTGTTAAAGAGGAAATGTCAGAAGATGACAAAATACTTAAAGAAATAAAAAATATATTAATTTCTTAATAATGAAAAAAAGAATAAGCCAAAAAACATTTATACCTAGCAGAACAAGTCCTCGAGGAAGTTCAAGAGCCTGTTTATGTTGGGATTCTAACACATATTCAATAAGTTGTTGTGATGGATCAATACACGCTCAAGGCATCGGAGTTATAACCCGTATATCTTGAAAACGCAAAATTTAAATTAATAATCGTTATATAAATAATATGAAATCAACTGAAATGTTAAATCAAATTAAAACGCTTTTAAATATCGAGGTAAAACTTGAAGAAATGAAGCTAGAAAATGGCACTATAATAAGTGCTGAGTCCTTAGAAAAAGGAAAAGAAGTCTTTATTGTTACAGACGATGAAAAAGTAGCAATGCCTGTCGGCCAGTATATTCTTGAAGATTCAAGATTATTAGTAGTTGAAGAAGAAGGTATAATATCTGACGTTAGAAAAGTGAGTGATGAAGTTCCTGAAAAAGAAGAAGCAGGGGAGGAAATTACAGAAGATTTAAACGAAGATGAATACAAAGAAGACGAAGAAAAAGAAATGGCAGATGTAGGAGATTGGAAAGGAATGGAAAAAAGAATTCAAAATCTTGAAGATGCTATTGCTGATTTGAAAAAAGATAAAGTTGAATCATCTGAAGTAAAAGAAGATTTATCGGAGGAAACAATCGAAAAAATAAAAGAAGAATTATCCGAAGCGGCTGTAAAACCTATTAAGCATAATCCAGAAGCTGAAACTTTAAAGAAAAATAGAGTTGAATTTGCTAAAGGAAGATTTAACACAACATTAGACAGAGTATTAAATAAATTAAATAAATAAAAAAAATGAATAACTTAAACAATGTAAAATTAGCAACAGCTGTTAATATAACTACAACTTATGCGGGTCAATTCGCAGGGGAGTATATTGCTGCGGCTTTATTGAGTGCTTCGACAATCAATGACGGAGGATTAACTGTAAAAGCAAATATTGCTTACAAAGAAATTATTAAAAAATTAGCTACAGGAGATTTAGTTTCACCAGCTTCTTGTGACTTTACACCTAATTCATCTGTAACTCTTACAGAAAGAATTATTCAACCAGTTGAACTACAAGTAAATTTACAATTATGTAAATATGACTTTGTAAACGATTGGGAATCTCAACAAATGGGATTTGGTCTTGGGCAACAACTACCTCCTAAATTTAGTGACTTTATGATTGCTCACGTAGCGGCTGAAGTTGCACAAAACACTGAGATATGTATTTGGAAAGGAGATACAGCAGGTGCAGCAGGAGTTAATTCTTTTGATGGATTTGAAAAACTAATTGCAGCTTCAGCAGCAGCAGGGGATATTCCTGCAGGTCAACAAGTAGCGGCAGTTGGTGGTGGATTAAACGCTGGAAATATTATTGCGGAATTATCTAAAGTAGTTGATGCAATTCCAGGGGCTTTATATGGTAAAGAAGATTTATTTATATATATTGGTTCAGCAGCAGCTAAATATTACGTGCAAGCTTTAGGAGGATTTGCAGCAGCAGGTCTTGGAGCAAATGGTGTAAACAATCAAGGAACACAATGGTGGAACAACGGCTCACTAACTGTGAATGGTGTTAAAATATTTGTATGTCCAGGAATGTCGCCTAATAAAATGTATGCGGCTCAAAGAAGTAATTTATACTTTGGAACAGGTTTATTAAACGACTCTAACGTTGTTAAAGTTTTAGATATGGCTGACCTTGATGCATCGAACAATGTTCGTATGGTTATGAGATTTACTAGTGCAGTACAATTTGGAATTGCATCAGATCTTGTTGAATACGCTTAATAATTAACTAACTAAATAGGGATAAGTAGAATTGTCTGTTTATCCCTTTTTAATAATAAAATAAAAATAACTTATGCCTTGTTTACTTACAACTGGAAGAAAAGTACCGTGTAAATCGGCCTTTGGAGGAATAAAAAAAGTTTTATTTGCTGATTATGGAACTATTGCTAGTATAGCTGTAGATTCAACAACTAAAGAAGCAACTATTACTAATGGTTCCCCTGCACCGACATGGTTCGAATATGATGTAAAAGGAAATTCAAGTCTTGAAACTACTGTAACAAGTAGTCGCGAGAATGGAACAACATTTTACACTCAAACATTAAATTTAACATTAACTTATTTAGATGCTAAAACGCAAGCTGAACTTCAACTTCTTGCTGTGGCTCGTCCTTATGTGGTAGTTGTTGACTATTACGGGAACAACTTCCTTTGTGGATTTGAAAATGGGATGGATTGCACGGGGGGTACTGTTGTAACAGGAGCAGCCGCTGGAGATTTATCCGGGTTTACATTAACATTTGAAGGAATGGAAGAAACTGCACCTTATTTCTTAGACGCAGCAGTAACACCTTCAACTGATCAAATTGCACCTAATTAATAATTAGTTTTTAATTGTAAATTAAGCATCCTTAACGGGGTGCTTTTTTTTTGCTTGATTGATTGTGCAAATTAGTCAAATAAATACGTTATATAAGTAATGATAATATTAACTACATCCCCCGCCGCACAAGCGTTATCCGTTATTCCTAGAGAATACAGCGATGCATTTAGTTTGTCTATTCGTGATGATAGCACAAATATTATTAAATATTATAATATTATAAATGCTGTAACTTCAGGAAATTATCTTAACTTTAATCTAACATTTAATCCTCTATTAGTAGAAAATCATTTTTATGATTTAAGGTTATATATAGATTATAATTATTGGAATACAAATTATAGTTTTTGGAATATATCTGAGCAAATATGGAATATTGAAACTGAAGAAGTAGAGGATATATTTAACGATAGAATATTTTGCACGGATCAAGATGTTGATCAATTAAATAAAAACGATCATTATGAATTAAATAAAGGTCAATATACGACTTATGATGGTTATGATAATACATATTTAGTAATATGAAAAATAGAAAAAGAAATACATTAGGGCAATTTGCTAAAAATTCAAAAGTTTCAGAATTTGGATTTGTTAATTTAAGTACATATACAAGCCCCGAAATTAAAGAAGTAAACGGCAAGGACTGGATTGAATACGGAGCAGATAACAATTACTTTCAGTATCTTATTGATAGATATAATGGAAGCCCAACTAATAACGCTGCCGTCAATGGAATAAGCCAAGCTATTTACGGAAAAGGATTAAATGCAACTGATGGCAATAAAAAGCCTAATGAGTATGCTCAAATGATTTCTTTGTTCAAAAAAGATGTAGTTAGAAAATTATGTTATGATCTAAAATTGATGGGCCAATGTGCTATTCAAGTAATATATTCAAAAGATCGCAAAAGTATTGCTCAGCTTGAACATATGCCAATTGAAACTTTACGTGCTGAAAAATGTAATGACGATGGAGATATTCCAGCATATTATTACTTTAAAGATTGGCCAAATATTAAAAGAAGTGATAATCCTTTAAGAATTCCTGCATTTGGAATGTCAAAAGAAAGTATTGAAATATATTATATTAAGCCTTATAAATCTGGTTTTTATTATTATTCACCTGTGGATTATCAAGGTGGGTTGCAATACGCCGAGCTTGAAGAGGAAATAAGTAATTATCATTTAAATAATATTCTTAATGGCTTAGCACCAAGTATGCTAATTAACTTTAATAATGGAACACCTAACCAGGAGGAAAGAGCCTTAATCGAACAAAAAATTGCACAAAAATTTTCAGGGTCTTCAAATGCAGGAAAATTTATACTTGCTTTTAATGACAACAAAGATGCACAGGCTGAAATTACTCCGGTTCAATTATCTGATGCTCATAATCAATATCAATTTTTATCGGATGAATCAACTAAAAAAATATTGGTTGCCCATCGTGTTGTTTCGCCTATGCTTTTGGGAATTAAAGATTCAACCGGTTTAGGGAACAATGCTGATGAAATAAAAACAGCATCATTATTAATGGACAATACAGTTATAAGGCCTTTTCAAGAGCTTTTAATTGATTCCTTTGATAATATACTAGCGTACAATAATATTGCTTTAAACTTATACTTTACAACCTTACAGCCACTAGAATTTACTGAAGTTGATGCTTCAATCCAAGACAAAGAAGATATTGAAGAAGAAACAGGCGTTGAAATGAACAAACTAAGCTTAAAAAAAATTGATGGCGAAAATGTTTATGAAACAATAGAAGAGGCTGAAAAAGCAGCAATTGAAAAAAACTGTGAAGGTTATCACGAGCACAAAGAAGGTGATAAAGTCTGGTATATGCCTTGTAAGACGCATAAAAAAGCACAGTTGTCAGAAAATGAAACAAATATTGTAATTGGGTCTTTAAAAGAAACAGGGGTAAAAATGTCAGATGCTTGGGTTTTAGTTGATGAAATTGATGAAGATTCAGAATACAGTAATGAAGACTGGGCTAATTATTTAATAAAAGAAAAAAAATCAACTTTATCCAAAATTAAAAAAATAATTGGTTTAGATAAACAATTTGTTCCGTCAAAAAAAGACGGCAGTGCATATAGTGATTTAGATTCAAAAAACGGTTTATATAAAATTCGATATAAATATGCAAGGGGTATGTTTAAAAAAAATGACAAAGGGGAATATCCTAAGTCAAGAGATTTTTGCCAACAAATGATGGAATTAAGCGCTAGTGGTGTTGTGTGGAGAATTGAAGATATTGACAGAGCTAGTTATCCTATAGGCGATGAACAAAAGGTAAATGCGGAATTTAGACATAAACAAGATATTCCTTATAATATTTTCGAATTAAAAGGAGGAGTTTACTGTGCTCATAAATGGACCCGTGTACTTTATAGATTAGATTCAAATACAGAGGTTTCTGAAAATTTAGGCAATTATAAAAAAACAAAAACTATTCCTAAAAGTTATTTAAGAAATCCTCGAGGAAGTAAAAAAGCAGCAGTAGCGACCGGCAAGCAGCCAGGTAAAGGACAATGGAACCCCAAATAAAAAATTATGGCAACAGTATTATTTATAAATAGAACGGATCTTGTAAGAAACTCAATTATTGACGGAAACGTGAATACGGATAAATTTATTTTTTTTATAAAATTAGCACAAGAAATACATATTCAAAATTATATGGGAACCAAGTTGTATAATGGTTTAACAACTGCAATTCCAAATATTGATCAGCCGGCAAACGCTAGATGGAAAACATTGCTTGACGATTATATTGCTCCAATGTTAATATGGTTTGCACAAGTTGATTATATTCCATTTGCGAGTTATCAAATTCGCCAGGGAGGAATGTTTAAACATCGATCGGAAAATGCCGAAACGGTAAGTAAAGAAGAGGTTGATTATTTAACAGAAAAAGCTAGAACAAATGCTGAATGGTATTCAAGAAGATTTATAGATTTTATGTCATTTAATGAAACAACATATCCTGAATATACTAGCAACACGAATGATGATATATACCCAAGTTATGATGCAACATTTAATGGGTGGGTACTATGAGTTATAAACCAAAAGAAAAAAATATAATAAAATTAAGAGTCTTTTTGAAAAAGATACAAAATAATAAAACAAAAAAATTAAAGTATGGCAACTCTATTTAACACTAAAATTTCTGCAACTTACGAGGGTCTATTTAAGACAATCGATAATGCTGCAATAACTGCTTCTTTAAAAGAATTAACAGATGGTTCAGGAAACCAATCAGGTCTTTATGTAAATAATGCAGGAGATTTTAAAGTTTCTAACATATTAGAATGGGGTTCATTAAAAGACACAGGTACGGGGGTTACAATAACTCGTTATGTAACTTCTACTGATGGAATAGAAAACTTTGATAATAACACTTCATTACCAACTACAGCAGCAGTTAAACTATATGTTGACACTAAATTTGCTACATCAGATACCTTACAGGAAGTTTTATCATTTGGCAATACAACAGGCGGAAATGATATTGTAGTTTCTGATAGTGATGACATTACGTTTACTGATTCTAGTAAAATCTTAATGGGTGCAGGTAGTGATTTACAAATCTATCATGATGCAGGAGGCGATAGTTATATTAAAGAATTAGGCTCAGGACAGTTTTATATTCAAGCTGAAAATTTTAGGTTTAAATCAGCAGATGGAACATCAAATTTAATTACTGCTAATGTTGGGGGTGCTGTTAATTTATATTACAATGACTCTAAAAAGTTTGAAACAACAAACTTAGGAGCAGAAGTAACAGGAAATCTAGTAGTTACAGGAACTATCACAGGAGCAGGTGGTTCATTCTTGCCACTTGCAGGAGGTACTATGACTGGTAGTACTTTACACGGAGATAGTGTAAAATCTATTTACGGAACAGCGTCAGATTTAGAAATTTATCACGACGGTAGTAACAGTAGAATTGATGAAACAGGAACAGGAAGTTTAATATTAAAAACAAGTGCTTTATTAGTTAGAAATCCTGCTGATAATTCTATGATAGATGCGCAGAGCGGTGGACAAGTTAGTCTTTATTACGATAGTAGTATAAAATTGTCAACTACAAACACAGGAGCAGAAATTACAGGTGCTTTATCTACTACAACAAATGTATCAGTAGGAGCAAATGCAACTTTTGTAGATAACGGAAAAGCTGTCTTTGGTAATTCTCAAGACTTAGAAATTTATCATAATACAACAACTAACTCTAATTATATTCAATCAAATGCAAGTAGACAATTAGCATTAAACCAAGATAATTTTGTTGTACTTAATCAATCAGCTAACAAAGTAATGATTAGTGCTGTTGCAGATGGTGCAGCAAACTTATTTTTTAATGATACAAAAAGAATAGAAACAGTTTTAGCAGGTGCAAAGGTTACAGGTAATTTAGAGGTAACAGGCACGATTACTGGAGCAGGTGGTTCTTTCCTACCTTTAATTGGTGGAACTATGACAGGCAATACTATCCACAATGATAATGTAAAGTCTATTTATGGAACAGCTAGTGATGGATTAGAGATATTTCACAATGGAACTAATGATTTTATTGTTTCCAAAGGGACTTATAATATATTTGAAGCAAACAATCATATATTTAGAAATCTTGCATCTAATGAAGATTACGCTAAATTTATTGGTAATGGTGCAGTTGAATTATATTACAACGGTACAAAGAAATTTGAAACTACAAACACAGGAATATCAGTTACAGGAGATGGAGTATTTACAGGTAATGTTAGTGTTCCAGATAGTGCTTTTTTATATGCAGGAACTAGCGATGACTTGTCTTTAACTCATAATGGTACTGATTCTATTATTGCAAACTCTACTGGTAATTTATATATAGACCAAGCAGCAGTAACTCAATCAATCTTTTTTAGAGTGTCTGATGCAAATGCACTAGATACAACAGCATTAACAATATCAAGAAATGCTGATGCAAGTTTTGGTAGAGATGTTACAATAGCAGGAGATTTAACTGTAAACGGAACAACAACAACTGTAAATAGCCAAACACTAGCAGTAGTTGATCCATTGATACAACTAGCAAAAGATAATACAGCTAATAGTTTAGACATTGGATTATATGGAGATTACAATGATGGTACAGATAGATTCTTAGGATTATTTTCTGATGCATCTGATAGTAATAAATTTAAACTATTTAAAGGCACAACAGTAGAACCTACAACAACAGTTGATATTGGTGGTGCAGGATATGTAGCAGCAGATTTACAGGTAGCAGGATTAGAAGCAACTAATTTTGTTAGTACAGATATTACTATTGCAGATTATATATATCACGCTGGAGATGGAGATACTTACATTGGTTTTCCTGCAGCAAACGAATTTAAATTAGTAGCAGGGGGTAATAATATAATTGCAGGAGATGTTAATGCAGCATATTTATACTATCAAGGTGGTGTTAAATTGCAAACTACAAGTACAGGGGTTAGTATAACAGGGGATGTAACTGCTACAGGAACAATACTTTCAAACACCCAATTAAAGGCAATTACTTCGTCAGGTGGAGTTAGTGGTTATTTTACAGATGCAGTAAATTCTACTTTTCAAATTAAACACGCAAGTGGACAATTACAATTTTTAAATGGTTCAAATAATATTTGGCTTACAGAAGATGGTTCAGGAAACACAACTTTTGGAGGAAATGTAGGTGTAAATGGTTCTACAACTGCTAATGTACCCATAACTGCAACTACAGGTTCAGGTTACGAAGATGTTGCTTATTTTAAATCAGCAGGAACTAATATTAATTCAAGAATAAGTTTATTCCCTACAGGAACAGGTAGTGGTGCGATAAATTCTACAGCTAATAATTTACTTTTACAAATTTCTGGAACAACTGCCTTAACTTTAGATACATCACAAAACGCAACTTTTGCAGGAGATGTTCTTTCTTCAAGCCTTACAGTTTCAAGTGCTTTAGAAGCAGGAACTTCTTTAATTAATACTAAAAACTTAAATACAGGAGGAACAGGTAGTGAACAATTTTATGTTGCTCATAGTGGTTCAGATGTTGTTTTAGGAAATGCAAGGGGTGTTTTAACTTTAGGCACAGGCTCAAATGGAACAGCAGTAGTTATAGACAGTTCTGGAAACGCAACTTTTGGTGGAAATGTAACGACAGGTCAATCATTACTTGTTAATGGAGTAGGCAATAACTCGTCTTTAACTTTAGGAGCAAATACAGGTAATTGGGTATTTACTAATGTACAAGCAAGTAGAAATTTAGAAATATCTGATTCAGATGGAACAGGTACTGTATTAACTTTAGACACTTCAGGAAACGCAACTTTTGCAGCAAGTGTTGGTGTAGGTGGTGCTCCAACAGCAGGTTATAATATAGATTCAATTCAAGATAATGCAGGATATTCAATAGTAGGCAGACACTCGTCTGGTGGTAAAGTAGGAATTTACAATAGTACAGGAGATAATGGTATTGGTACAATAAATGATTATTCAATGAATTTCTTTACTAATAATTCTGCACCTCAAGTAACTTTAACAACTGCAGGAAATTTAGGAGTAGGAACTAATTTTGTGTCGGCAAAACTTCAAGTTCATAGTACTAATGCAGGTCAGCCTACAGTACCTTTGTTTATAGTAAATGAAAGCACAACTGTTGGTACAGAAGCAAGGTTAGGTTTTGCTGCAAACACTAATGATGATGTAGGTACAAATAGATATTCATACATAAGCACCATAAACACAAGTGGCTCTAATGGTCAGGATATGGTATTTGCTACTAATGAAACAGGTGCTTCAGCAGTAGAAAGAATGCGTAT